CCATGTTCTCGGGTAGGTCTGTAATGTTTACAGGCATTCCCATAAAGACGCCAATAAGCGAATTACGGTCCGAGTCGCTTACGTTAGGACTGCCTAGTGGATAGCGAATGGACTCGAAGTTAGCGCGTGGATAAGCGCGAAGAGTTAGGTAGAAGTTCGCTTGGGCTGTGGCATCTACGCCGTTCTCCAGTGTCGTAAGAATGTTCTGGGCCAGAGATCCATAAGTCGCGATAGATGTCGCGTCACTGGCTGTGTGTTCATCGCCGTTCTTATAAGTAATCGTAACTTCATTACGAACGTCTCCTGCTCTAGTCGAGATCTGTAACCCACTGGAGTAAGCGTCTAAAGCTGAAAGATCGACGTAACCGTTCGCGGCTAGGTACTGGCTTCGATGAGTAGAATCGGCGTAACCGATTCGGCCTTGGGCATCTTCGTAAATGTAACCAAGTCCAGAAGTGGCTAAAGCTGCGACTAAAGAATAAGCATCTGTAACCGAAGAAGCTCTAGAAGTGAGTTCGTAATTGCCTGGGCGATCGATCTCACCGACTCCACTATTCTCCGCGTTAGCCCATGTCGTAGTCGCTTCATAAGTTGCCCAAGTAAGAGAAGCTGGAACTTCATTCCAAGCTCCGTAAAGAATGCCATCAAGTACGTCGAAGATCTGATCTCCGTCGAAATCTTTAGATAAGACGCCTTCTGTTAATACCTTGGGAAGACGTGAAAGTGCGCCCAGAGCTGTAATAGTCGTCGTCTGAACTAACCCGCCAGTTCCCGATCTTTCCACTGTCGTAAGAATGTCGCTAACACTTCCGCCGAAGATAGCCACTGGAGTAGCTGCGGAGTTCTGTACGAAGACAGTTATCCCAGAGTTAATCGCTACGGTTACAGGCTGGTCGTCGATGTTAAGAATTGATAAACTACAGTAGCCCGCTACCGCTTGCTGGTAGATGTCTCGGCGGCCCGATTCGATAGTAAGATTAGCTAGAGTTATGTTCCGATACTCGACTCCATCGATAAGAACGCTCCAGACTGGAGTCCACTGGCTCATACGATTAAGAGCGATCCCGCGCCTAGAGTGCCGCGCGCTTGGGACTTATTAAGTACGTCGACGATGGTTCTAGCTGCCGATTCTGGATCTCCCACGACGCCCATGTTTACAGTGACGCGAGTCGCTGCATTCTCTTCGCGTTGCGCTCGGAGTCTGGCTGTTTCGGCCTTTAGTTCTTCACGTCGTAAGATCGCCGCTTGCATCGCTGGCGAATAAGCAGACAGCGACGCGCCTGTGAAAGTATCCGATCCCGCAGACGGCGCGAAAGTGCTACCGCCACCGCCGAAGCCAGTCTCTACAGTGACTCCACCGCCGATCTCTTCTGGGAATGGTACGGAAGCTTTAAGTCCCTTAGCTCCGCCATCGAATAAATTAGTGATCGGGTTATCCTTAATTAGATCGATAACCTTCTTCGCGCCGTTATAGATTCCAGTCAAGAGACCGACGAACTTTCCGAAAGCTGTAACGAGTCCAGCGACCAGAGTTCCAAGTCCTTCGAGTGCTGTCTTAAATTGTCCAGCAAGAAGCGGAACTAAATACTTCTTAGTGAAGTCCCAGACTTTCGCCAAGAGATCGTAGAATGGCTGTAGCTCGACGGAGTTATCCGAGACGGCCTTCTTAATCTTGTCGAATGCGATTTTAAGTCCTTCGAGAATTGGCCCGACGATTTTAAGAATCTGCGGAATTATCTCTTTATACAAGAACTCCCACCAAGTTGTTAAGATCGGTAGCACGTCATCGCGAATCACTGTAAAGATCTGGCCGAATGCTGGCCCGAGTGTTTTACCTAAAGAATCGGCGAATCCTTGGATCGCTGGGATTCCCTTGTCCACGAAGCCAGACAGAAGCGGAGTAAGAGCATCTAGGACGTAAGAACCTACGGTCTCTTTCGCTTCATCGAATGCAACAGTAAGACGAGCCATCTTTCCTTGGAATGTCTCGGCTTGCTGAGAAGCTTGGCCCTCGAAAGTTTTAGCTAATGCCGCAGCTGCCGCATCGAAGTTCTTAGATTTAATGATCGAGTCATCGATACCGACTCCCAGCTTCTTTAATGCGCCTAGATTGCCGTCGTACGCTTTACCAAGAGCTTCGGAGACTGTCTTTAGATCTTTACCTGTTCCCGCTGCGATGTCCAGAGCTAGGGTCTGGAGTTCTTGCGCCTTTGTCACATCTTTCGTGGAGCGAATTAGTCGATCAAGCGACGGCCTCAAAACGTCGTCCGTGATTCCGTTAGCGAGTGCCGTCTGAGTTATGTAATCCTCTACAGCTTTAATCTGGCTCTCTGTCGCGCCTGTAACGTTCTCTAAAGTTGTCGCGAGTTTAGCCTGAGCTGCTTCGTCTTCGATTGCAGACTTAACGCCGTCGACGAGTAGAACGCCAGCGTAAGCAGCCGCAGCCGCTCCAGCTACGGCGAACGCAGCTCCCGCCTTCTTAGCGAAGCCGCCCATCTTAGATCCGAAGCCTTCGACTTCATTCTGTGCGCCCTTGACGCCCTTCTTTAATTCGTCGAAGTCGGCGTCGAAAGTAATCTTTATCTTCGGAATGCCCGCCATTAGTTAAGCCTCAATTCTTTAGCGATCTGCTGAACCATAAGCGAGTATTCGCGGGCTACGACTGGGACATAGAAGTCGACCGCTGGAGCGATCCAGTAGCCGCGCTTATTGTAAGGAGTCTTAAATCTGTTGGTAAATGTGCGGCCGATCGAGTCGACGCCGCCATGCGATCCGTATTCCGTTCCCCATAACAGCGCGCCAGCTGGCGCAGCTTGACGACGAACCTTCGCGCCTTTACCGCTCTTAGAAGCTTCTCCGCCATAAGGACGACCGACCTTCTTAGGGCCACCGATGTCGACGCGAATAAGACGATCGCGTGGAGACTTGATCGTCTGGACTACTAGCTTCGTCTGTGGAGCTGGAGCAGATAGCCCGCTCATCATGAGCTGACCAGCTAATCGCGCAGACATAGGCTGAGCGCGATCTCTTACGAGTTGCTGATACTCCGCGGGGAATGAACCCAGAAGCCCGATAAGATTCTTAAACTCGTAAGGATCGACAGTAATGGCATAAGTGCCGCGGCCGCTTTTATCTGCCATTCTGCCTCTCCAAGATCTCTATAGCTGTTAATAAATCTTCCGCCGTCTGCCATTCGCTCATCGGAATCTGGGTCGCTATTGCGACTTCGACGATGATCCGATTTAAGCTTCCGACGGGCCAGCTTTTGGGTCTGACTTCTTACTGTTAATTCCTTCGACAGTCTCGACCCAGATCTCGAAAGGCTTAACAGGATTCCCAGCTGCTTCGCGCTTCATAGCGTGATAAGCCAAGAATGTAAGCCCTTCGAGTCCAAGCTTCGATTCTGCTTCGTTTACTGTTGCGTTAAACTTTCGTTCCCATTTAACCCATTCTGGAAGAGCTGCGACGTAAGTAACGACGTCTCCCGATAGGTACTGGACTTCTAGTTCTAGCTTCATGTATTGCTCCCGATTCTGTTTATTAGCTAAATGTCTCTGAAGGTGTTCCCACGACTGTAAAGCTCATGCTAACAGTCTGAGCGTCTGGCGATGATCCGCCCACGCTTGGGAATAGTGGAAGAACGTTAAAGCTAAAGACTGCGCCTGTTACAGCTGTTAGCGATACCGCTAGAGTCGTGTTAGGTGCTGTCTCTGCCGCTGTCCATAGAGCTTCGCAGAGTGAATCCGCTGCGCCCCAGTCTGCGAGCATTTCGACATCGAAAGTCCACTGTGAATCGATCGACTTATAAGCCTTCGAGTAAAGAGTGTCGTAAGTTTCGATAGTGACGTCCGCTGAAAGCGTCGCGCTTGTCGCTTGCTCGTCGTAGTTCTTAGTCGCGATCGTCATAGCGAGATCGCGTCCAGTAATGACGGTCGTGGCCATTGTTTCTCCTTAGTTTGTTTGTGTGTAATAGGTCGACAGCTGAATCTCGCCCGCGAGAATCTCTGACGCGCCTATCGTTAACGGAATCGGATTCGATACGTCTCCGACTTCATACCCTGACGGAACGGCCGCCAGAATGCTTATTACGAGCTTCTCCCAGTTATCGAGTGCGCTCTGGTTATCGTAGATCGCTACGCCTACGCTTATTACTAGGTTTACCTTTAGCTTGACGTTCGCCTTACCTAAGAATGTCGGCTGTAAATACGGAACGCTGGGAGTGACTGCCGCGAATGGCACGATCGGAGCTTCTGGAACTGCGTCGTAAGTGTTAGCCGCTACTCCTTGGATCGCTGTCTTTAGCGGAGTACGGACGCTCGTAAGAATAGAGCTGGCTGGCATTAGCCGACCATAACTTCGACATCGATGTAATTACCCAATAATCCGATTACGCGATT